GATGAGGCCGGACAATTCCCGGATCTATCCAAGGCAGGGGTTATCCGATGGTTTACCCGCAGCCGTGACGGTGATTTGTTTTGGCACGATACCGACACAGAGCAATTCTGGAAAACCGTTGACTATTGGAAAGAGCAAGACCAAGGATACAACCCGCAAAGCTTAACCTTTATTCCCGCAAGCATTGATGACAATCCATCTCTTGAGGGGACAGGATACAAAGCCAAGTTGATGAGCCTACCCCTGGTTGAGCGGCAGCGGTTGCTGTACGGCGATTGGCTGATTAAAGAGTCAGCCGGGAATATTTTTATTAAAGAACGCTGGCAGTATACGCAGCGGGTGCCCAAGCTTTCAAGGGTTGTCAGAGCCTGGGACTTTGCCGGACGCAAAAAAGACAGAGCAGATGCAACCGCAGGTCTTCTGATTGGACTGGGTGAAGACGGATTTTATTACCTGCTCGATTTAAAACACTTCAGGGCTGAGTCAAGTCAGGTAAGGCAAACTGTTATAGCCACAGCGGAGGCAGACCGGGCCATGTATCCAGGGATAACGATTACAATACCCCAAGACCCCGGCCAGGCAGGGCTAGACCAAGCCCAAAGCTATATCGCTGCACTGTCTGGGTTCAGCGTAAAGTCTCGCCGACCGTCAGAAAACAAAATTTTAAGGGCTGACCCGGTTGCTTCACAACAGCAGGCTGGCCGGGTGTTTATCGTTCAAGGCTCATGGAATCAAAAGCTAATCGATGAGTGTGACGCTTTCCCTGAGGGAGCAAATGACGACATTGTAGACGCCCTATCAGACGGGTTTAACGAACTAACAGAGGGTTTTGACCCGTTCGCAGGATGGAAATAAATAATAATGGTTTGGCCTTTTCAAAAAAAACAGACGACAGCGCAGAGCGAAATGCGCCCCAGAACTGCCGGTTATGCCATGATTGCCGACAAACTTGAAGAGGTTTTATCTGGTCTTGGTGGTTCATCCGACCGGGTGAGCAAGGTCAAATTCAAAAAGCCTGAAACAGTTGGAAACCTCGAAATTGAGGATGCTGTTGAGTATGACGGAATTCTTGAACGCTTTATTTGTAAACCCGTTGAAGATGCGCTGTGTGAGGGAATAGATTTTGAAAAGCTCTCAGAAGAAGAAGAGAGCGCAGTTGAAGACTATCTGGAGAAAATTGATTTCTGGGCCAGAATAGAAGAAGCCCTTGTTACCCGTCGCATGAATCGAGGCTCAGCAATTTGGATCGACACCGGGTCAATTGATAATTCAAAACCTTTTGCACCAAACGAGATTTATAGGCTAAAAAGGCTTGTGGTTCTGGATTCTGATGCTTTGTCAGCCGAAAATTACAAGGTTCATGATGATCCGTCGATGTGGTACGTCGGTAACGCTGATTTGGGTGGTGTTCGCAGGATTCACCCCTCACGCCTTTTGTTATTCCCCGGTCGCTTTATTTCCCGCTGGCATCGTTCGAGAAACAGAGGATGGGGGGCCCGTGAGATCGATAAGGTTTGGGAGGCGTGGATCTCCTTTAGAATAACTTTCCTGATGCCGCCAAATATCGCAATGACCTACGAAGAAGGCATATTTGGCCTGGAAGGTCTGAACCAGAAAATGACTTCTGATGCAGGCCGGGAGCTGATTCGCAAAAAAGTCTTTGACCTTGAGGCCGTGCGATCTTTTCTGCGGATGCGGGTAAAAGATGTTAACGACACGTTTGAACGCTCCGGGGCTCCGATTGCCGGACTTGATGCAGTCATGGACAGGGCAGAGGCTTTCTTTGTTGCTCAAACCGGATTACCCCGGTCAATTCTATTCGGCTGGTCACGGGGATCAAATCTCAACAGTGACGGAAAAGGCGAAGAGCAAAACAAGCTGTATCAAGGGGTGCTGAGAGGCATCCAAAAAAGCACCACCCCTCAGATAAAATATTTTCTCAGTCTGATTCAGCCAATGCTGCAAAGCAGGACGGGGCTGCCGCTCAAAGATTTAGAATTCTGTTGGGAAAAAGCAGACCACGAAACACCGCTTGAAAAGGCTGACAGAGAACTAAAGGAAGCCCAACGGGATAAAATCTATGTTGGCGAGTTGATGGTTGTCGATGCTGGAGAGCTTCGGGCTGATATCGCCAAACGCAGTATGTATCCGCTAGACCCAGCCACAGTACCACAGATTGACCCGTCAGTAATGGAAGATGAGTAAAATCCCATCTGCTCTGATACCCCGCTATCCCGCCGCATTTGTCAGAGAGTATATCCGAATCCTGTTGACGGTGATTAGGCAATGGCAGCAGCAGACGCTGGCCCTTGTTGATTCAGCCCTAAACGAATTTAGGGACGGATGGACAGATGATCTTTTCAAAAAAATTCAGTCTGTCTGGGAGCAAAAGTCTGAAGAATTGCAGCAGAACATAAGCGGGTTTTTTGCTCGGATGTCTGAACGTCATAAACAATGGTGGTTATCCGCTTTGGGTGCTGCTACGGGTGCGCCTGCTGGCCTGCTGTTGTCGATGATGCGAGAGCGTTGGGCGCAGGATGAACAATCAGCCAGAGTGACCGCAAATATAGCCCTTGTGTCAACTGTTGTCGGTGGCGCTGCCGCTGCTGTTTCTCAATTGATCAGAGAGGGTGTGAGATCTGGATTGCCCCAGGTTGAAATAACCCGCAATATTAAAGGCCGGTTTGCCCAAATGGAACGGCAGGCGTTATACATTGGGCGCAACCAAACGGAACAGCACTGGGCGGCAATCAATCAGCTCAGGCAGCAAGAGGCCGGGGTTGTGTCGTATGTCTGGCTAGAAACCAGCAGCAGACACCCTCGCAAAGACCATTTGGAGCGAGTTGGAAAAGAATTTTATTGGAGCTCACCCCCTCCCGGCGGGCATCCCGGATCAGAACCAAACTGCAAATGTGGGGCCGCTCCAGTAATACCAAAAGAAATATGGGGAATCCCGGTTAAAACCTTTTATGCCGCCTGAATTACAAATAATTGATGCAAGCCTGACCCCTGAGGGTTATTTTATAGGCGAGGCACGGGTTACGGGTGTTTCTGTACTTGACTACACTCAATCATTGGGTGTTTGGGCCTATCGGCCTCTGAGAGAGGTTAAAAAGCAAACCAGCCTTGATTCTCTGCGATTGCAACCGATCACTTTTTCTCACCCATCAGAGAACGTTGACAGCAGAACAGTACAAAACGTTACGATAGGCTGGACGGGTGAGAATGTCAGATTTGACGATACCACTGAAAGCGTAATTGTTAATTTTAAAATAACAACCGATTGGGCCGTTAAATTGGTTCAAGATTCCATGCGGGCAGGTCAACGGATACAGTTTTCTGTTGGCGCAAAGGCCCGCCCAGTCTCTGAGCCTGGGACTTATAACGGCAAGCCCTATCAGGTTTGGTTTAAAGACATTGAATACAATCACCTTGCCCTTTTGATAGGCGAGGATGGTCGTTACCCATTTACAGGAATAGTCACGGACTCAAAAGCCGCTGAAACATGGCAAATATTTACAGATGCCGAATTGTTACCAGTGGACTACAAACAAACGGAGGAAGTAAAAACCGTGAAAATTAAGTTACCCAGCGGCTTTGAAGTCGAAATTGCAGACGCAGAGGCCCGCTATTTAGAAAACCATTTGACTGAACACGGCAAACTGGTTCAGGACAGCGCCACGCTGAAAGGCGAAAACGATCAGTTAAAAAAGGATTTGGATAAATCCAAGGCTCAAGTGATGGATGCCGCAACAGTTAATAACCTTGTGTCTCAACGCCTTGCGTTGGCTCTGGAAGCCCAGCCCTTGCTTGATTCTGAAACCACAGTTGAAAAGATTGCCGCAATGGACAGCCAAGGCATCATGGAATCAGTTTTGCTTGCCAACGGTTATGGGCAAACCGAGCTTGACCAAACCAAAACTGAGGTCAAAGACGGTTACGGCGCGTATCTTCGGGGAGCCTATAGCCAAATTGTGAAACGCTTTGGAGAGAATAAAAGTTCTGAGATTCTTGACGGGGCTGAAAAAGGCGGCATCACCCGCAGATCTGAAAGCGGTGACATCGAGATTAAAGACGCCTATGAAGAAGCGAAAACTAAACGGGCTGAAGCCCTTGGAGGTAAAAAGTAATGCAAACATCCGTACCTATCCGTGGAAATAAATACACAGCAGGCGTCTGCTACAAAAGCAGCGCCTACGATCAAAAATTTGATGACATGAATCCATTGGAGGACATGGCCCCAGGTCTGGCTGCCGTTCGTTCTCAGGATTCTGCTCGCTCGATGCGTTTGCCAAACATGAACAGTTATGTTGGCGTGTTGTCTGGTAATCTAGTTTCCGGTGACGTTGTAACCCTGGTTGGTTACACCGAAA